GGACAAGTCTTTAGCCTTGTCCTTCTTTTTCTTTTTAGCCATAATTTATCCCTTAATATAATTATTTAGAGATATGGGCTGTTTGAAAAGAGTATTTTAGGTAGTTTTATACCAGCCTGGAGTGGGACGTCTTGTCCACTTCATTTTGAATGGTTTAGCATGATAATATTTTCGATAAGCTTCTATTGGGTCTGGTCCTTTACATTCTTCGAACATAGCTAATCTAAAAGGGGTTCTTGGTCCTTGCGGGATATTTTCAGGCGGACGAAGGAGTCTACCTCTGAGTAATTGATCTGTTTTATGAACTCTTTTGTATCGATAGATGTATTCATCACATAGGGCATTAAATAAATCCCAGTGCCAGTTGTAGTTTTTTTCTGACTCCATGGTCCATAAAGTACAAGGATGCAACATGTGAACAGCTTTATATAATAAGTTTTCGTCTTGTTCGTTATCTAATTCCCAATATTTAACAATTCTTTTGCCCGATATAGATGGTCTACGAGTTTCTTTGCCATCTAATATACGATGAGCTGTAGATAACATTTGACCCGACTCTACTATCATCTTAACAACATGTTTATCACAATGCTGTCTAGCCGCTTTTCTTGGATTTTCATCTATTACAAATATGTTCATACGTCTGTTTTTTCACCCCAATCCCAACCCCAGGTAGCCCAACCGGTAATAATGTATTTGTCTTTATCTAATGGTGGATTACCTCTATGTATATGAGTATAAGTTGCTGGAAAAATAACAACTCTTCCCATTTTTGGTTTTATTCTTACCTTTTGTTTTAAAAATTCTGTCTCTCCACCTTCTTCAATATCATTTAAATACATCATTGCTACAAATAAACGATTAGCATACATTCTACCTTGCGACTTCTCAGTATGAAAAGAATGATAACCTTCACCGGGTCTTGTTCTTTGAACTTTTACTTGGTGCATTTGGATACCGCGATATTTTTCTAATTGCCAATGTTTATCATATATTGGAAGTATTTCATTAAAAAACTTATTTTGAAAGTTTCCAACATTATAATTCATATCATAAGACATACCCTTAGGTGGTGTTATATCAGCACGTGAATCATCGGCAATAATATTACCAGACGGATGTTGATAAGTAAATCCACACTTCTCAGCCATATCGTGAAAACACACATAGAAGTCGCACTCTTCTGCAGTAAAGAATCCGTCAAATATTCCGATTCCTGTTTCATCTATTTTTATGTTTTCAGTATCTAAAATCATATCAATTCTGGTAAAGCTTCTTTGATTAGAGCTTTTGTTACCTTTGGATATATATCAGTAATCTTTCCGTCTTTTGCTCTCCAAAGTATTTCTGCATCTTTCATGTGTAGATTTTCTAATATAGCCATAAAGGTAGTTTCTTTTTTCATTGCCGGTATTTTAGAACCAACTACTAAATCTCCTAATGGACGAACAGCATTTCTAGTTGCAACATATTGTAAGCCGGGTGGACACTTATCAGCTTCATAGGGTGGTTTACCTTCAGGTAAATCTAATTTAATTTTATCATTAAAATTAAGTTGTAAAAAAGTACTTAATGCATAAGTTTTATTCGCCTTTATAAAAGCTACTCGTTCTTGTTTATTTCTTAATCCGTCTAGTTCTTCAAACACTTCGTGTGGAAGTAATTCAGTTTTTGGTTTATTCATAATTTTCTCCTATAGCCATTTCAGTGCAAGATAAAAAGCGAAACAAATACCGGATGCTCCGATTATTATTAGAAACTCAGCCATTTTTAAAATCTCCTGTGCACTCTACTAATTGATTGCATCTACGTGTAATTAAATAATTTAATATTTTCATATTTGTTTTCTTTGGTTGACTCTCGTAATTTTCTATGATTGTATTATATACTTCTTCTGGCATTTTGTCAAGGTCAATCATTTTTCTATTTCTTTGATAATTACGATATTCATTTGTTTTCATTACAGATTCTAAATCATTTAGGTTTTCTAACCATAAAGTAATTTTCTTTTTAGAGAGAGGCGACTGGCGCTTATCTTCATCTACAAAAGTATCATCATCACTAAGAACGTTTGGAACACCATCACCAGAGTCACCTTTGAATATATGTTCATAAAGATATTGTATAGGGTCTTCGTGTACTATGAACTTTTTAGTTAGCGGTGAGTATTGATCCACGTTTTTATATTTGTGTAGTTGTACAAAGTCTTTATCTGATGAAACAATCATTACAGGTTCATCTTTTCCAAACTCTTGTGTGTTCTTTACAAGAGCACCTATAACATCATCTGCTTCTGCATTATTAACTTTAATTACTTTATATGGCATATGCTCTTCTATTTCTTCTCGTATAGTTGAAAAGATTTCAAATACAGATGGCCAATCAATGTCGCTTTTTTCACGACCTTTCTTTCGATTTGCTTTATAATTGGAGTAGTAATTTTTTCTCCAAGAATAGTCGTCGCAAGCAATAATCATCTGTCCATACTTTTCACGATACTTAACATTATTCATTCGAATAGAGTTTAAAATAAAATGACGAAGTATTCCCTCATCTGCTCCTGAGCCTCGTGCAAAAAAGGCTGCCATACATATTGCACTATAATCTATTAATATCATACTTGTTTCAACACACTTCTATTACCAGTTCTATTAAAAAATTTCTTATTGTGCTCATAGGATTCTCTAGGCATCACTTCAATATATCCACCAGTCTTATGTTCATAGACCATACGACCTTTATATTTTTCAGCGCCGATTCTTTTAGCACATGTTAAACAATTAGGTAATCCTAATTCTGCTCGTTCTTCTTCTAACTATACAACCACAGCTTTTACAACTTTTCATATATAATATATTATCAAACTGAGCTGAAATGTCAAGACTTTTTTATTGATAACATGCGTAAGAAGATACAACATATTTAAATACACCTTTTGGCGGATTGCCACGGTGCGGGAATAGATAGTTTGGTGGAAAACAACAAACACTTCCTTTTTTAGGCTTAACAGCAAAAGGTTCTTTATCTCCAAAATCAAAGATAGTTTCTCCACCCTCTTCCACATCATTTAAATACCAAAACATTACTAGCATTCTATGTTGTGATTTTGCGTCTGATGAATCTAAATGCCAATCAAACACACCTACATCGGGATCATATCTTTTAAGACGAGGCGATTCGAATCTTTTAGTATCGGGTACCCAATTACCAGTTTCTTCACGATATAATGATAAAGCTTTTTGCATATATCCTGTCATTGATCTAGCCGTTTCTTTCCACTTTACATTATTTTGTGCTAGGTCACGTAAATTAAGTTCTTGAAAGTTGAAGGTATCGTTCCTACGATAAATTCTTTCTTTCTCTTTACTTTCATCAAACTTTTCACAAAGCATTCGACACATGTTATCAGGTAATATGTTATCAAATACTTTCACATAATCTTCTAATTTCTTGCTCATAATTTATTTCCATTCTTTATTAAATGATTCAGATGTTTTCTATGAATTTTACCGCCTACAAAAGCATTGTAATATTCCTTTGGTTTAAGTAAGACATCATTATCAAGTTGTTCTTTCATTTCATAGTAAGACATTTCACCAAGCGTTTTACAAAGCCTAAGGATTCTTCTTTTAAAACGCCACTTACCTGTATTTTCCACCAGGTCTTTGACGACTTCAGATGAACCGTAATATGATTTCCAATCGGACTCTTTGAGAGATCGTCTTTTATTTTTTCTACCTTTGAGTGGAGGTCGAGTTACTTTTGACCAGAACTTTTTCTTACCAATATATTTCATCTTGGCTTCAGTATCATATATCTCGTAAACAAATCCGATATAATCTTCAATCATATCAGTATCAAAAGGTTTCTTATTATAAGTCCAATCACTCACTTAGTAATTTTTTCCATATTATGTAATCATTGATAATACCTTCATAAGGTTTATCTTGTTTAAATATTTTCATTATTTCATAGTGTTCATGTTCATTAGTTGGCCATTGATGTATATTATCTTTGTCAAACATAATGACGGTATAGCTTTTATCTCTAGTACGTTTTCTTCTTATGCTTACCACTACTTAGCTCTAAGTTTCCAAGCTAGTGCGACCATTCCGGCTAACACTGCTGTCAATCCTAATATAATTAACCAATCCATTATTTTCTCTCTTTATATTTATTACACTCAAAATCCTCACTAAATATGACACCACTAATACAAAACATTAGTAGAATAAATAGTGCACTTCCAACTAGCCAATAAAATTCAGCCATTATTCTATTTCCTCTGGTGCGTCTTCAGGGTATGTCCAAGAACCATCTAGCATTCTTTTCTCTCTTAACTCTGCGTAACTTTTTTCTTTAGTTCCGCCATCATAAGCCCATCCATATCCTTTTGCAATCATTCTTTCTTGAATAGATATGTCGTCGCCTTCTTTATATAACCAACCTAGCATTCTTCCATACTTACCATCTTTTTCAGTTTTGATAATTATGTTTTCGCAATCAAGTTGATCTGTTAGATAATCTTTAGCTTCTAGTCCTAGATACTTTTCATATAAGTCTCTTGTCCTAGATTCAGGTGTGTCGATTCCAGCAACTCGGACTCTTTCTTTCTTAGTGAGTCCAAACCCTAAATCGATTAATACGTCGACGGTATCACCATCAACTACTCTTAGTATTTCTTTTATTTTATATTCGTATGCTGACATTATTCGTAATCCTCTTCGTTATAATAGTTTTGATCTTCACCAGTAATTGGTGCACCACATAAAGGACAATAAGACGGTGTTAACATCATATCTTCATCCGCTTGATGAAATAAAATAGTAAATTTTGTGTCACAGTTATGACAATATAAAGTTTCTTCGTCCATTATCCCTCACAGCTCGAACATGTTAATAGATTTCTACTTAGCTCTTGAGCTGGATTAGTTCCTCTATGATAATATAAAGTTTTTACACCAAGTTCCCACGCCTCTATTAATAGCTTATTTATATCTCTTGGCGGAGTCGACGGGTGTATCATTAAGTTTAATGATTGTGCTTGGTCGATATATTTTTGTCTAGATGCTGCTTGAATAATAACATCTTTCTGCGAGATTTCTCCGAATGTTTTAAATACAGCTCTTTCTTCATCTGTTAAGAATCTTAAGTGTTGTACAGAACCACCAGTAACAAGAATAGATTTCCACACGTCTTTATTGTTCTGGCCATGTTCTTCTAACACT